CATTCCTTACCTAATATGGAAAGCACAAGAGCAATGTCCATCATTCAACAACTTCACTTTCATGTTGCAGAGTTGGAAGAAAAAATTGTGTCACAAAAAGAGGAGATTTTAGAACTTGAAAATCTTATCAAATTACTTCGAGCAGATATGCCAGACAATAAGGAGTTCGATGAATGACTGAAAAGGAAAAACTTGCTCTTGGTTTAATGATTGAGAGTGTTTTGAAACCTGATCCAAAACTTCGAAGTTGTGCATTCAATCAAGGATGTTATGATGAGTTGATGGAGTGGAGAAAGAAAATTCTAAATCTACTCTATCAACATGAAGTTCATGAAAATTCTTTTGATAATCGATGAAATTTCCTTTCAAAGCTCCTCTAAACTATGAATATTGGACAGATGATTATTCTCAAACTGTCACAAGAATATGGATAAAGAATAAAACAATGGAGTTTACTTTTGGTGATGAAAAACACCCAAGTTCTGTTTGGGGATTTTGGGATAAAAAGAAAAAAGTTTTTTTGTCACCGATTAATCATAAAAAACCTGGCAAAGTTGTAGATATTGGAAATTGTACTCCATATTCTGCAATGCAACTTAATCTGAATCCACTGATGTCAGCTTTTAACTCATGACAAAATACGAGCCAGAAGTAAATGATTATGTTCAGTGGAGAAATCATCAAGGATGGGTTTATTTCAAGGATGAAGAACATATTACCATTGAAATTGGTGTAAAAGATAGACCACATTGTGAATATACAAAAAATAGTTTACATTGCAAAGATCATATTTTGATTGTCTGCCAAAACTGGTATTGGGATGAGCTTACATACATAAAATCAAGAAAATCAATTTACGAAAATTAATGAAATCTTCTGAAATAGAGTTATCAACAACATATAGACAATTTGCCTTTGAAAAAATCTCAAGAGAGATTGAGAGTTGTAATGATATTGTAATTCTAAAAGAAGCTCTTCGTTCTTACGTTAAATTGTTTTTCAAACAACAGGAAACATTATCAAGTATTGATGATTATAATGTAAACATTGGTGGGGATGTTCCTCCAGAATTTGATGACCCTTTGATGTAAAAAAATGAAAAAAACTTTATTTGGAATTGGTATTTTATTGACATCTTTATCGATGCCAACAATTAGTAGTGCAAATAATCAAAATGATTTTCAACAGAACCCACTTGAATATCCTAATGATTACTATTCTATGCATTCGTTGGGTTGTTTACTTCTCCAAGAATGTAAAGGTGGTATTACAAAAGTTACCTCACAGTCGGATCTGGAAAACTATTATGATTATACCATTAATGCTGGGGAAGAACTTAATCAGATGTTTAAGTCTTTCAACAAGTTAGGAATCGAAGTTTATATTGCACCTGAAGAATATTTCCCTGTTGGGCATCGTGGTGTTTATCATACGGTTTCAAATAATTTTTATTTGAATGAAAGATATATGTCTAAACCTCATGTTTTAATGTCTGTAATTAGACATGAAGGTTGGCATGCTGCTCAAGATTGTATGGCTGGAAGTTTAGATAATACTTTTATTGCAGTCATTAAAAATGATAATGAAATTCCTCAGTTATGGAAAGACATTGCAAAAGATACTTATCCTTTAAGTGCACTTCCTTGGGAACAAGAAGCAATGTGGGCAGGTAAAGTGGAAAATATGACTGCAAATGCTCTAAAAGCATGTGAAACTGGTGCTATGTGGGACCAACCTGGATACTCTCCCACACCATTAACTAAAAAGTTTTTAATCGACAAGGGTTATATTAAGGAGTAATGTGGAGGATATGGGCTTACGCGCTGGGTCGTAAAGAAGGTAGAAATGATAAAGATGCAGATAAGATTGCATTTGTCAGAACCATAATTATGGTTCAGTTAGTAATCACTAACATGTTTATCATTTCTGGTAACATAAAGAACTTATGGTTTGATAATTTACCTAGATGTATTATACATAGTCAAAATGTGACACTTTCTGAAGTGTCCACGACCCCTTGACTTCTAGGTCATTATCCAATATATTATCAAAGTAGTCACCAGGAGTTCAACCATGTCCTTCACTTACATTCCACAAAAGTCAAAGTATCGAGTTACTCTTGAAATTGATGCAATGGATGATTTCAACCCCCATCAAATTGATTGGGAAAAAGTTCTTGACCTTCAAGGTTCTGAAAAGGTTGATTCTTATGTGGAGGATTTGAGCACTCCTGATTTCTGGTAATTTACTATGAACACTATCACTATTCAAAATCCTATGTTTGATGAAATTAAGGATCTTCCTGGTGAGATCTTCGACATTGACGAATCTGTTTTTGATGACATTGAAAGTGAAGTCATTACAGATGACTGGTCAAATGTGATTGAAGTCGATTTCAATCAAGACTGATAAAAACAAGAGGAGAACTAAATAGATCTAGGTTTAGTTCTCCTCCGATGAAAACTTTTTCACAATTTATGATCGAAGCAAATTATGATCCTGAAATTCAGGGTCGTAGTCAAATTCGTAAATCCGGAGAAGGTGGAAGATTATATCCTTCAAAGAAAAAAACTGAACCTGAAATCCGCAGAATGAAAGCGGTTGGTGGCGGGAAAATGGAACCGGTAAAATATAAAGATAGAAAAGATATTGGTCAACAAAAACCAAAAAGTCAAACTCAACAACAACCTCAACAAGAAAGAGGTAGTAAAGAAGTCAAACAAACATACGCAGATAAGATAAAAGCTGAAAGAAGAGCTGCAGCAAAAGCAAGAGCAGCAGCTAAGAAATCTGGTGGTGAAGTTCAGAAACCTAAAACATCTTCAAAGGAGACTGAAAAACAAGCTACAAAACTCCTGAGTACAAAGAAACCTGAGAAGAAAGTATCACCTAACTATAAACCCCAACGTGCGTCGGGATATACACGTCAGGAACGCATGAAGATTACTCGTGCTGGTGAAAGAGAACTCTCCAAAGAGTTCAAGAAGCAAGAGATGGATAAAGTTGAGAAAGAAACTGGTAAAAAGGCAACTGGTAAGTTGAAGACTATTGCTCTCGCTCGTGCACATCAAAGAATGAGTACATGATTTGAATTAAAGTTAGTAACCTCCAAAGTTCTACTGTATTGTAACCACCACTAAATCATGAACAATTCTTCTCAAATCCTTCGTGAACTTCAAGATCTCAAGAAAACTCACAAAGTTCAGGGATTTCGTTATACAAATGAACAACAGGAACGCTATGATGAACTGATGGGTCTTCGTCGGGCTTTCATTCAATACTGGAATGAAAATGGTATGGTCTGGGTTGGTCCTTCTAACGCTGGGAGTAATTTTGAAGAGTGATTGAAAACCTTATCTGAATAAAATTATGAAATTTAACACTAAAAAGTGTGACGTTTTCCAAGACGGAGAACATCTGTTTGAATTCAATCATCAAAGAATTAAATATCTTTCGAAAGATATTTTGAAAAGTTATCAAAAACAACTTGATAAACTTGCAAAAAGATACAAAAAATGTAACAGTAGTTCAAAATTTGAAAGAGCTGAAGACATGGCGTCATTGTATTATGAATGGAACGCAACCACTGATGGAAGTATCATTTACATCGTACAATCAAAAGATGATCCAAATACTTTCACCTATGTTGAAACTGGAGATGAACTTTACGTCTGACACTTTCTAAACTGTCCACCACCCCTTGACGGGGGTGGTTTTTTCATGTATATTGATTTTATTGATTGATTTTTGATGACTGTTTCTCTTCGTCCCCATCAACAGGAAGCTCTTGAAGCCTTGATGAGTAATGATAAAGGACAGTGTATCTTTCCAACTGGTGGCGGTAAGACACTGGTCGGAATTATGGATGCAAAGAAACGATTTGAGTCTGAAACTTCTCGGACTATTGTTGTTGTTGCTCCTCGTATTCTGTTGGCAGAACAACTGTCTTCAGAGTATCTGGAACATATTACTAATGCAAATGTTCTTCACGTTCACAGTGGAGAGACTAAACATTTCAAGACAACAAAGTTTGACCGTATCAAATTGTTTGTTGATATGTGTCACTCTGTGAGTGAACATGTGATTATCTTTACTACTTACAATTCCCTCCATCGTGTTCAGGAGTCTGGAATTGATGTAGATACGATTTACTTTGACGAGGCACATAACAGTGTCAAACGTAACTTCTTCGGTCCTACAGAGTATTTCTCTGGTCATGCAGATCGTTGTTTCTTCTTTACAGCAACTCGTAAGACTTCTGTCACTATCAATAAACCAGGAATGAATGATCGTGAAGTCTATGGTGATGTGATTTCTCGTGTTTCTGCACCTACACTTGTTCAGGGTGGATATATTCTTCCCCCTAAAGTGAAAGTGATTGACATGGAAAAACATTCCACTAAAGCTATCACTCCTGATATTGACAATGATAACATTTTGACCACGATTGATGATATTGGAATCAAAAAGATTCTGGTATGTGTGAAGACCTCTAAACAACTCATCAATCTGTTTCAAACTAACTTTGCAGATGAGTTGACTCAACGGGGTTATTCTTACCTTTATATCACATCCAAGACTGGTGCAGTTATTGATGGTCAGAAAGTCAATCGTGAGGTGTTTTTCAACACTCTGAACACTTGGGGTAAAGATCCTAACAAAAAGTTTGTTGTTCTTCATAGGTCAATTCTGTCCGAAGGTATCAACGTGTCAGAACTTGAGGCTGTTATCTTCCTTCGTAATATGGATGTAATTGAACTTACCCAAACAATCGGACGAGTATTGCGTAAAGGTGGAGAGAGTAAAACTTATGGTTTCTGTGTTGTTCCAGTGTATAGTAATGTAGGAATTTCCACTGAAAAGTCACTCCAGAAGTGTGTTGATGTTGTCTTTGAGAAAGGTGAAATGTTGGATTCTGTGGTTCGTAAGTGATACTGGGCAGTCAAGTATTGTGGGGGCATAACACTTGACGTAAGACCCATTTTATACTATAAATATACATACCCCCACAAATAGAATAATGACCAGTAACAAACCTCAAGCAGTTTGGTGTCGCAACAAGTATCAAACTGACCCAGAATATAGAGAGAAAATACTTGCCCGACAAAGTGAGTGGTCAAAGAATAATAGAGACAAGAAAAATAAACAATCAAGAGCACTCAGAGCGAAGAAGAAACAACAGGCGATTGATTACTTAGGTGGTAAATGTGTAGGGTGCGGGACAACTCACAATCTGCAGTTTGACCACATTGACCGCTCACTTAAAGAGTTCAATATCACAAAGAGAATAGATTTGGGGTTTGAGAAGATTAAACCTGAACTTGACAAATGCCGTCTCTTGTGTAAATCATGTCACAGCATTAAGACTAGAACTAACAACGACAACGCGGAAACACTAAAGGGTTATACACTCTCATCCGTGCAACATGTTGACGACCAAATCATCATCATCTACAAACAAGATGTTCAATAATTCTCACATTCTTGATCCTAATCCAGGAGTGATTGGGTTTGTTGTTGACAATGGAAAGTATGCAGCAATTCCTATTGTTGGGAATGACAAAAAACTTATGGTCATTTACAACGACTGTAAAAGTATGAAGGTATGTAGAAACAAACAATCTGCAATAAACTTCATCGAGAAGGAGAGAAAACGAAAGAATAAAAGTTAGTAACCTCTAAAGTTTCCTTATAGTGTAGAACACATTCACACACTACAGTGAAAACCACAACACTTGAAAAGTTTCAAGCATTCTATCAGATGGTGAACCAGTTAGCACCACTCTACAAAGATGCTTCAGAAGCACAGAAACAGTTTCTTGAGACAACTGTAGGTGCAGCAATCTTCTATCTTCCTAAAAACAAATCAAAACACTTCACAGGCAAGATTTCAGAGGAAGCAAAGAAAAACGGCGAGAGAGTTGAAGAACACCATTATCCCCGAAAGTGGTCTGCTCAGCAACTCCTACTCAACCCCCCTCAGTGTCTGGAAGAACTTATGCGAGATGTTAACACCAAATATCTCACTTACAACTATACAACAAAGGCAGAAAACAGTCGCCTTCGTGATCATCAAAAGGTCGGTGTATTTGTATCACCTAAAGCATCATATGAGGCAGCAGGTATCACACTCACCACTATGTGATAGGTATTATTGTTAGTAACCTCTAAAGTTCTTCTATAGTGTAACCACTTCTTTTTTATCATGGCTCGTTACAAAGTAAACGTTGATGACATTCCTGGACATGGTGCAGGTTCTCGGGATGTAATTGTTGAAGCTGATTGTACTCAAGAGGCAAAAAACATCGCAGAAAACATCACTGGAGGAACAGCATATAATTGTTTCCTTCAACGTGAATCTGGTCGTGGTCTTTTTGGTCTTCTTTTTGGTTGATTCATGATTCAAAACAAATCACAAATTATCAAAGTTGTTCGTGAAGTTTCTAAATCACACAAATTCACAAGAGAAGAAAAGTTCACGATTTTTGTGAATGTCTGTGACAACATGTTAGAATCAGGTAGGATCACACAAAAACAACATCACTCCTGGACAAATGTGTTCTGATTAAAGTTAGTAACCTCTAAAGTTCCCCTGTACTGTAACCACTGATTTCAAATATGCCACTGACACACATCTCTCATCCTGAAGATACCATCCTCACGGGTGATATGACCGCCATTAATGTTCTTTATGATCGTGGAAATGTTTCTGTGAAGGTTGATGGAGCTCCTGCAATTGTGTGGGGAATTGATCCTAACAATGACAAGTTCTTTGTTGCAACCAAGAGTGCATTTAACAAGAAAAAGATAAAACGTTGTTACAGTATTGAAGACATTTACACACTTTATGATGAGAAAACTCATGGTAGTTTGATTAAAGTTCTGGTTGCATGTTACAAACATCTTCCTGTAACAATCGGTGTCTTTCAGGGTGATTTTATTGGTTTCGGTGGTAGTGATACTTACACTCCAAACACTTTGACATACAATTTCCCTGAAGTTGTGTCTGAGGATATTATCATCGCTCCTCACACTTACTATCTTGGTGATGACTTTCCTACAATGGAAGCTTATCCTATAGAAGGTGAACTTATCAGCACTGATTCTTGTAAATTCGTTCAACCAATTGTTGATAGAGTTTTTGGTAATAGTCGAGCTCCAAAGATTAACACTGACATGATTGACTTCCTAAGTGAGAAGGAAGCAAAACAGGCAAAGATGTCAATCAACGCCATCATTCGTTCTGGTCAGGAACTTGATGAAGAGACCTTAATTGACATTGTTGGTTCTCCAATGTTGGCAAATCTTTACATGTTTGTGTTAGAGATGAAGTATGATTTGATGGAAACTTTCATCATTTACGATTCTCCAGATTGTTATCTCAATGGTGAAAAGATTATGGGTGAAGGTTTCGTGATGACTTCTGAAGATGGTAACACAATTAAACTTGTTGATCGTCCTCAGTTTGCATACGCTAACATGACTCAAGGTCGTTTCAATTAAAGTTAGTAACCTCCAAAGTTCCACTGTATTGTAACCACGTTTTTTGATTATGGGCACTCGTTCACGAATTGGTATTCAACTCAAAGACAACAGTATTCTCAGCATCTATCAACATTGGGATGGTTATCCTGAGTGGACTGGTCGCATTTTGAACACACATTACACCAATAAAGAGAAAGTTTCTGAACTGATTGATGGTGGTGATTGTTCATCTATCTGGACAAAAGATCGTTGGACTGGTAAACAACTTGCTCCATATGTGATTGAACAGAAAGAATCAAAGGAATATGGCCCACAACATTACTCTGGACGTGGTGAGGATTGTCCTCCTCGTCTTGATAAGAATGTGAAAGAGTTTCTCTCTGATGGTGAAGAATACTCTTACATTTTCCGTGATGGTGAATGGATCTGTTACAACATGCACCAGTTTGATGAGAGGAAATCTCCTGAAGTTGTTGAGATTCCAAATGGGGCACTTGCCTGTTGATAAAGTTAGTAACCTCCAAAGTTCTCTTATAGTGTA